CATTATCCTCTCCTGTTGTGGGGGCATTTAGTTACAGGGCAGTATGCGCATAGTGGGCCGCTTACTGCGTTCCAAACATTGGACTCCTCCGCTACAGCTAACCGATCTAGGTCCGGGTGGAAGCCTGCAAAGTAAGATTTAATAAACTCCCGAGTATGCTCCTTGCGGATAAAGTCGTTGCTGACTACATAAAGCAGTGCGGATTTTATAGTTTGTACTTCGGGGAAATGTAAGAACGTAGCCGCCGCTAGGGCGTCCAACTGCGCAGTGTCCGCGTACCTCGCATTTTTGCCAGTCTTATAGTCTACAAGGTACGCTTTGTCTTTATTAACAATTACTAAGTCAGCAATACCCCGCCACCAAACTTCTTTTTCTTTATCGAAAAACTTACAAGGGCTGTAGTTTTCTCCATCGTACGAAACACCAAACTTAAGCTCGCAGTGTTTGTCGCCCTCTATCTTGTTCAGAGCGTCTAAAGATTTAAGAATGAAGTCAAACTTCTTAGGTATGGGTACTCCATCGCGTATGTATAACTCTGCTGCTTTATGCACTTCGTTACCGTAGCGCAGGGCTTGGGTAGAAGCGTCTTTAACATCCTTGGCTATGCGTAAATGGTAATACTTCTTAGGGCATTGTTTGAACGTACTTAAACTGCTGTAAGACCAAGCTGTCATAGGAGACCCTTCTCTTTTAGTATTTCGTAGTTTGCTGCGTGAGCGTCGTCTATGTCTTGCTTGCTTTGCCCATAGTACGGTACGGCTAAGTGTTCGCTTACTAACGCAGCGTTGATTGACGTTTTGTCGCTCAGCATTATAACACCTAAGTACCGCCCGAACTTACCCTTCTCTCTAGTAGTCAGGGTGTATGTTCCTCCGACGTGGAGCGCGTCTTCGACAAACTCCTTTGCCAAGAGTCCGGCAGCTTTCTCTTCAGCATCGCGTGTGCGGCACTCTGGAGTATCAACACCATACAAACGTATGCGCTCACCGCACCGCCAAGTATCAAAGCCAAGATCAATATCAACATCTACTGTGTCTCCATCAACAACTCGAACTATCTTGCAGTCGTATTCATACATGTTGCTTTCCTAGTTTAGTGCGCCTTATATGTTGCTTTTCCCTTTTAATGCGCCATATAAGATGCTTTTTGTACACTTTACGAAACATATAGTTTCCATTACTCATCCCCGCCTTTGTTTTTTGTAGGGCGCACCGCACCTATATCTCGGTTGGAGGGGTCGGTTAAAGAATCAAACTGACTGCCAGCAAATCTTTTTTTCGGGCCTTCTTCTGGAGTGAATGCGCGAGGAGGGCATTGGGTTATCGTGCCCCCTGCTTTCTTATACTCTTTAACCTGCCTTTCCAACTCCATGCGTAGTCTCTCTTTCTCTTCGGGAGTCATTACATCTATCGTAGTAGTGGTCACTAGTTAATACCCGTGTAAAACACATGCCTGTGTATCTTGGTTGTCACTTCCCCAGTGTAAGCCCAATGGGGGAAAACTTTAGTGTTGTGGTAATGGGTGGCGCCGTTTGTAGTATCCGGTACGAACCCACTTAAGTGCGCAATATACAAAGCATTAAACCACGCTTGTTTGTTTTTTGGGTCGTCCGACTTACCGTCACAATAAAAACTAAACTGGCACTTGTTTCTTATAGGTACACCGTTCCAGTAGTACCCCTGCTTAACCACGTCACACGCATTGTCTGGGTAACGTGGGTCTTCAATTCTGTTATGTATCACATGGGCTACAGCAAGCTGCCCCGCTGTCGGTTCACCCCGCGCCTCAAAATAAACGGCCACTGCGACGCATACTAACGGAGTAATCATATACTGTTTCCTCTTTTTCAAGGACGGGCGAGATTTTTTCTATTATTAACCCGTCTACATGATAAGCCTCTTCAGGTGTAAGGACTTCTATACGGTTAGGCTCTGTTTCTACTACAAACATTTTTTGTTGTGACGCGTTAGCTAAAAACTGCGCTTCTTCTATAGCAGCCATTGGATCAGTGAAGTACGACATCTTCCACCTCGTATTCGTAATTTACGCATTCTGTGTTAGTGGCAAATATCCCTGCGCCATTTCGTAAATGGAACTTCATAGCAGTATCTGTATGTGGAGACATAGTTATTACTGCATCTATCTCTGGGTGCATAACCGGTGCAACTTCCAACAAGTTATTAATTAATTTCCTGCCGTGCCCCTTTTGATAAGACCATATAGAGTATGGACAAAGCACTACACCCAACTCTCCATGTAGCGCTTCACGTTCTCTTAGCTGCTCCTCTATCTCCTTGGTTTTACCCATAGCAACTAACTTTATTTGGTACTCGTCCTGCGGAACAAACCTGCAAATTATTGTGCAAACAACTGCGGCTATCTCCCCCGTCTCGTCGTTAACTTCTGCGTATACATGAAACGGTTCTTCAAACCGCACGCTGTTATCCTTGAACAACTTAGGGCGTATGGGGTCGTCCTCTATTAAGTACGCATGGTCAGCGAAGTTACACTTTATCAGCATCTTCAAACTCCTCAAGTATAGCCTCGAGTTTTTCCACCGCTTCGGTTGCCCGTTGTATCATAGCCATAAGCTCTTCGGCGTCAGACCCATCTACTTCTATTGTTATTTTCATTTGACGTTGTGTATCTCTATTAGCAGGTCGATGCAGTGTTTAGCTTTTTGTAAGTCCGATAAGGGTTGCCCCTTCAACTTCCACCTAGTTATGTACTTCACTACGTTACCTTCTAGCAGGGATAAGCCGTTCTTCTCTGCGTATTCCGCAGGTTGAATAGCCATGCCTTTATAGTGCGTCCCGCCCGTTTGCTTCTGTAGTGCTGTCTCCGTTGGCATCGGGTCGGTCGGTTTTGCCATTTGCGCTGTTATCATTCTCTTTCTCCGTCTGTTTTGGTTTCTCAAAGATTTTTGCCCAGTTCTCCCCAAAGTCTTTAGCGGGGATAAGGGTTGGTCTACGTCTGCTTCCTTTACCACTCATTTGTTTTCCTTTTTAACTGTCTAAGTTCCGCTGCTATTTCTAATTGACGAGCGAACAATTTAAGCATATCTCTGATTTCTTCGTTACTCACTCGTTTCCCCTTTGGTCTCGTACTTGCCGATAACATCTCCAGCATCTAACCAAATGCTCAAGGCTTTTAATAAATTTTTCTTTCTGGTTTGTAGCTTCCTAAGCTTTTCTTTTTTCGCCGCTTTTATCTTGGCTACTTCTGCTATCCAAGAAGCTACTGTCTTCCTTGATAAAAAGAATTTTAACCGTTGTACAAGTGTAGGGCGTTTTAACGTTTCAGTAATATCTATCTCAATCTTTTCTATAGTTTTTAGTACTTCCGCTTTAGTAGTCATCGAAGTTCTCCAGTTTAAGCTTTTCCAGTTTAAGCTCTTGCATTGTTTGATGGAGCATTTCTAACCCGTGCAGTAAGCGTTCGTTCTCATCTGCCACGCGTTCAAGTTCTTGCTTCTTGCGATCTCTAACCGCTGCAAGATGTTTATCCTCTAAGAAGGGGTAGAGTAAATCTTGGCTGCGGGGGTTTCTTAGCTTTCTAAGCGCCTTGGCTTCTATCTGTCTAATTCTGCTATGCGAAACTCCAAGCAACCATCCTACTTCTTGTAGTGTGTGTGGCTCTTCATCCTCTAACCCAAAACGTAAAGCCAGTACTTTTTGTTCCTTTTTGTTTAAAGTCTTAGTTACGGCTTGTTTCACACCCTGCGAAATTTCTTGTTCTATAAGCGCTATGGAAGGATCATCTGTCTCTAACATCCTAGAAGGTAGTAGTTCATGCTTGTTCTTTTCCGTAATTACAATATTTTTTTCTAGCGGGTTTTCTAAATGTTCCTCTGGAAATAGGTCTTCAACGCCGCAATAAAAGAAGTCGCATAGTTTTTTAGCGGTTTTTGTTATCTGTCCGTTTTTTTCATAGGGAAGGCCAGTTAAATTTAAATACCTACCGACACTAGTAGGGTTTGAACCTATAGCTTTAGCCAGTTGCGCAGCGTTTTTAACTCCGAACTCTTGCATTTTTTTATACAAGTAATTGTTTTTTATTTTTATTTCTAGCCTATAGTCTTTCATAGTGTGCTCCTTGTAAGGGCCCGTAGCGTGGGCTAGCCGGTGTACACACAAGCTGGAGAACGACCCTTTCTGTGCAAAGGGAGGAACAATGGTCTTGTTGCACACTGCGGGTGTTGTAGCCGTGCAGCCTACCCACCGCCCGCTGGGGTACTATTTAACACTCACCGTAAGAATTAGCGTATCCACCCTCACAATCTAAAGGTAGGTCGGGTGCCCACTCGGGGCGTATTCTCATGCAGTACTCTACATACTCCATAGCGCGTTCTATCTCTGCTAGGGGGGCTATACAGCCTATCGCATCGTGCACGGTCATTACAACTTTATAGCGTTTGGAAACCCTCAGCAACTGCTCCCCGATTACAATACGAGCCAATGCCTGACAAACATTCTCAATAACCTTACCGCCGTATATCCTGTTGGGTATAGTGGCTCGCCCACGTTTAGTGTCATAAACAAGCTCTTTGCGACCATCTTCCTCGTTAACTTCTTTCCTTAGATTGGGGTACTTAATATGTAAACCGTTCGGCAGTTTGATCCCAGTATCGGCGTCCACTACGAGTATCCCTTCCTTACCTATATCCTGCGCCCGTCCTTGCATTAAACCCTCGAGAGCGGTACCTGCGGCGCGCCATAGCTTAGGTATGTTCGGATAAGTCTCTCTGTATACACGGATAATCCTGTCGCATTCCTCTTGGCTGAGGTCGACTCCGAAGGTAGCTAACTGAGCCTTGAACTTGTTGGCCCCCATGCCGTAGCCCGCTCCAAGGATCGTAGTCTTGCCAACAAACCGCTCGTCTTTGGTTATCTCTTCCTTGGGCTTGTTGTAGATGGCCGAGGCCATGATCTTGTATACATCGTCGCCCCTGTCGAAAGCCTCCACCAAGTCGTCCTGCTCAGCTAACCAAGCAAGGGTGCGGGCTTCGATCTGAGATAAGTCACAGTCTACGAACTGGTAGCCCTCTGGGGCGCATATGGCTTTCTTGAGTATGGAGCCTCGGGGGAGGTTCTGCATGTTAACCTTGTCGTCCCCGCCCCACCTGCCCGTGTGTGCAGCGTAGTACTTCAGTGGTATAGGTAGCTTGCCCCTTTCGCCTATCGCAATAAGCCGTTCCGTGCGGGTCTCGTCAATCGTGGACTTTACCCCCATGCGAGTAGCCACTAGCACCTGCACCAGTGGATTGCTGTGTTCCTGTAGCGCCTTGAAACCCTCGTCAGTCTTAGCGAAAGCGTATGTCTCTTTCCCTGTCGTGAGGCTAACCTTCTTGGGGGGTTGTACTCCGCACCTTGTAAGCAGCTCAGCGAACTGAGGGTTACTCATTATCTGCTTGCGGTCTACCTTAGCCTTGGTCAGTAGCTTCTCCTTGGTGTCCCGTATCTTAGTCAGGTGCCCCGTCAGCAGGTCTCGATCTACTTCTAGTACGGGCTCAGTAAACATCCTGAGAGTCAGGTCAATCAGGTCTAGCTCTAGGCGGGGGAACCCTTTTATAAGTACCTTGAAGAGAGCGTAAGTAAGCTCTACATCGTTTATACAGTATCCTGCATACGCTTCCATTTCCTCTGGGGTAAAGTCCAACCGCCTCTTACCCAACGCGTCCAGTACCTCTGTTCCTTTGACGCCAAGGTTGTAGTGCTTAACTAACGCCGATAGGCTCCCGCCTACTTCTATAGTGTGTATAGCTC